CTGGCACTCTAAATGTGGCTCTCTGGAAGATGGCCAGACGATCGCTGGGTAAATCCTTTGATTTGAAAAAGCTTGTTGATTTGTATTGGGGGGATGGCCCCAACATCGACGGCTGGCTGTCCACCATGGACAACAAGAAAGCTAAACCCCTTAGGGAGTTTCTCGAAAACCCTCACGAGTTTTCGGAAGCTGACTACAGGAGAAATTCTTTTATTAAAGCTGATATGCAGTTACCAAAGGCAGGCGGTAGGTTGGAGGGCGAAGCTCCCCGACTCATCCAAGCTCTGAAGAAGCAACAGACCAACGTCTATCTGGGGCCATTCATGAGTCACTTGTCCAAGGTGATTGCGAAGCCGCTGCTCGAATATCCATTTTTCGACACGGCTGATTTCATTGGACTAGCACTTGCTGACGAATTACCGCAGTGCTTATACTCTTCAGGTTCAGACTCGCTTAGAATTGGCCAGTGGTATGATTTTCATACTAACCTAGGCCGAAAATTCTTAGAAAATGACTTTTCGCGATATGACTCGACCCAAGGAGAAGGAGCCAGTTTGATAGAGCATCTCTATTACGAAGAAACTGGACACCTCAATGACAATATCAAGGTAGCTTTGAAAGCCCAAACGCGTACAAGCGGTGATGGTAAATACCACAGATACAAGGTTAACTGGACTCGTAAGTCCGGTGACCAGAACACGTCTGTGGGAAACACTCTCATCAACATTACGGCTTTAGGTGGAGCTCTCAACGCCTTCAAAGGCATTAACAAGAGTGACCCCAAATTTAAGGATTTCAAATGGTGGATGATCGCCCTGGGAGACGACAACGCCATAGCTTATGAAGGATGTGCAGACGAGGACATACCAGTTCTCGTGCAGTACGTAGAGAAGTTTCTGACGAACCTGGGCCTCAAACCCAAGCTGTCAGCCTGCAAAGTTCCTTCTTACTTGTCCGCTTTCTTTGTACCCTGCGAGGTTAAAGAAGGCAAAACAGAGCCTCTAGTGACTCATGTCTTGATGCCTAACCTTGTGGATCACCTATCTAAGATGGGCGTGACCACTGGCATTATGACTGACTGCCCCATAGGCAGGATGAAAGGTAACCTGGGAGGACTCGGTAATACGCGGCTTATGCCAATCGTTCGAGTTTTTCACAATTATTACAGCTCACGTGATGAGCAGTCTAATACCTCGGGTGCCTGGGCGAATCAGCATCATCAGCTAACTACAGCTGAAGTACGCCCCACTGACAAGACTTTCGAATGGTACCATCGTACCTACGGTGTCAGTGAAAACGAAATCAACGATCTTGAATCTTTCCTGACGAGACACCTCGAGTCCACTCGAGGTCTCGCCTCCTTCTGGTTGCATCCCACGATGGAGAAGATGATTGCCACGTTGAGGTCAAATAGATCCTAAACCATAACAGAGTGAAGCGTAGATAAGCTTAAGTCTACACGTGGATTGACATCCCCACTAGCCCCGTCCGTCAATATTT